TCAGTGCCCGGCGACCAGCCCCAGCGATTGCGCACGCGCGACGGCGTGCGCACGTTTTTCCACGGACAGCTTGACGAAGATGCTCTTGATATGGGTCTTGACGGTTTCGGGCGCGATGCCCAGCGTCCGCGCGATTTCCTTGTTCGACTGGCCGGCCGCGATCAGCGCCAGGATGCCGCCTTCGCGCGCGCTCAGCGCGTCTCGCACCGACGCCGACGATGCCTTTTGCCGCATCTGGTAGCGCTCGTTGCAACGTTCGAGCAGCTCGTCGATGCAGGCCAGGCGTTCCGCGCCGCCGCCAGCGGCGACGGTAGCCTTTCTGACCAGTTCCAGAAGGGCCCTGACGCCGGGCCCCTGATCCAGGATGATGCGGTACGCACGCGCGGACTGGATGGAGGCCAGCACCCGGCCGCATTCCTCGACGGCCCGTTCCGCCGACCCCCTGGCGTGGCAGGCCAGTGCCAGCAAGGTGCGCGCGCGTAGCGCCAGATAATCGGGCCGGCTCCGCGAAAAGCGCCGGAGCAGGGCGTCCAGCAGGCGCACGGCGTCTTCAGGCCGCGCCCCGGCCATGGCCAGGCTGGCGGCGCCAAGTGTCCGATAGCGGTCCAGTTCGCTGACGCAGGCCTCGCAATCGGGCGCATCGACGGTGTTCACCAGCCTGTCGATCTGTTCGACGCACGCGGCGGCTTCCCGGGCGCGGCCTTCGGCAAGCAGCAGCCGGACACGCTCCAGGAGGATGGCAGCCACCAGCCGGTGCCACGCGCGTTGATGGCCAATCGTCAACGCCTGTTCGATCCACACGTGGGCCTGGTCCAGGTGCCCGCGCGCCGCCGCAATCCGGATCAGCAACGTGTACGCCACCAGCACGCTGTCCAGCAGGACCGCCACGTCGATGACAGGCATGCGTTCCACCAGCAGCGTTTCGGCTTCTTCGAGCCGGTCCTGCTCGTAGCGCAACTGGGCAAGCGCCGGTGCGCACAGTGCGGCGGCCGTCGAGGCCGGGCCGGCGTGGTCTTCGGCAAATCGCATCGCCTGCAGAAAGTATCGCTCTGCCACGTCGAAACGCATCTGCTGCAGTTCCGCCAGCCCCAGCAGGCAAAGCCGGTAGACCGAAGACAGCGGATAGCGCCGGTTTTCGTCGGGCGAATAGGGTATCCATGGCGTGGCGTACAGCCGTTCCAGATCGCCGGACTTCCAGTGCGCGAACCGCACGACGTTGCTTAGCACGTTGATCATCCACGGATCGTCCGACAGCGGGCGGCGCAGGCAGTCTTCCGCCAGCCGCAGCGCGCCCTGGGCATCGTCGCGCAGGGCGGTGAGCAGGGCGCGTATCGCCCGGCATTCCCACAGGTAGCGGTCGCGATCGGCCTCGGGCCCTTGCGCGGCATCCAGCTCGATGGCTTCGACCATCGCAGACGCTTCCTCGAAACGCATGGCCAGCGCCATGCCGCGTGCCAGCGCCAGGCGCACATCCACCTGGCCACGCATGATGTCCGGCGGCAAATGCCGCTGCCAGCCAAGCAGCGTCATCAGATCGCCCTTGCGGACCAGCGACATCGCACATTGACCAATCAGGGCAACCGCATCGACGGCATCGCCGGCTTCCAGCGCATGCCAGACGGCGTCGGTCCACAGTGCCTGCGCGGCATACCAGCGCGACGCGCGCCGATGCAGGTCGGCAATGTCGATGTCAGCGGCGGTCTCAAGCCGCTGGCGAAGGTAGTCGCGCAGCAACTGGTGGTAGCGAAACCACCGACCCTCGACATCCAGCGGATCGAGCAGCAACTGGCGCGTGGCCAGCGCCTGAAGCATGTTCTGGCTATCCGCCGCGCCGGTAACGGCCATGCAGAGCGGCGCCGAAAGCCGGTCGAGGATGGCGGTACGCACCATGAAATCGACCAGTTCCGGGGTCTGGCAGGCCAGCATCTCTTCCAGATAGGCTGCGATAGGCCGCGCCGTGCCCGATGGCGCCACCCAGGTGCCCGACTGGCTGCGCGCCAGCATCGGGGCGGACAGGCGCAACGCGGCCGCCCAGCCTTCGGTCGAGGCGTGCAAGGCGTCCACCGAGGCCTGCGGCAGGCCACCCGCGCATTCGCGCTGCACGAACCGCCCGGTTTCGTCGGCGCTGAAGCGCAACATCGTGGCGTCGATTTCCAGCAGCGCATTGCCGGCCCGCAATCGCGCCAGCGGCAAGGGCGGATCCGCACGCGTGCCCAGCACCAGATGGAAGTTCGACGGCGCGTGGGCCAGCAGCAGCGCAACGGCTTCATGAATCGATTCAGTGGCGATCAGGTGGTAGTCGTCCACGAACAGAAACAGCTCGTCGTCGATCTCGGCCAGCGTGTTGGCCAGCGTGGCAATCACCGCGCGGGGCACGAGCAGCGAGACATCCCCGGCAAGCCCTGGCGGCGCGCCTTCGGCGGCACAGGCACGGTACAGCGATTGCGCTAGATGACTTAGAAAATGCGCAGGCTCGTCGTCTTCCTGATCGACCGACAGCCAGGCGACGCGGACGCCATCGGCGCGCAACCGGTCAAGCCAGGCGATGCAAAGCGAAGTCTTGCCGAAACCTGCCGGGGCCTTGATGACGGTGAGCCGCTTGTCGCGGCCCTGGCCCAGCACGTCCAGCAGGCGCGGACGTTCGATCAATCCGGACGGCAGACGCGGCGGAAGAATCTTGGTGGCCAGCAGGAACGGCGCAGACGGCGCAGACGGCGCAGATGGGGTCGCAGCAACACCCGCGGATGCTTCCGCGACGCGCTGGCCGGAAGCACGGTTGCGGGCCGCCGGCTTTTTCCGGGGCGGTGCCGGTGGAACGAGTTGGCCTTCGCGCATGAAGTTGATTCTAGCCGCGCCAACCCCCGATTCAAGCGGGGCCGCCGCGCCTGGAAGTGGCGGCTGGGATGCGCGACCCAGCCGCCGGCGCTTGCGAATCAGGTGACTCGTTATTTAACATAAGATAGATTATGAGCAAGGTTCAATCAGGCAGCAGGGGTCAGAAAAGAAGTCATTACGTAAAACGCCAGCCCTCGTGACGGGGGTTCAAACCGCAAAAGCCAGCACATAAGTTGCTGGCTTTTTTGTTGCCGGAGGCGAGATGAAAAACACGTCCAGGCGCTGGGTCTCTGCAGTCGAATTCGAGCAGTACACAGCTGGCCTACCACGAAAAAAGCTCTGCCGTCTATTGCGCAGATGCGACAGAACCATCAGGGATTGGCTGGCCGGACGCAGACCAATACCAGCCTGGACAATCGACACGCTGCGGATGGACCGGCTGGATGCGATCCGAGCACATCGGGAAATCTTCGGAGCTACCCTACGAATGGAGGGGGTCGAGCAAGCGGACGCACAATGAAGCACGGACCGCATAGTGCGGTCCGCGCGATGTACCAGGGTGACCCCTGAACGGGGTCATCGCCGGTCGCCTACGGCTGGCGACTCGAATCGCCCTGGTTGTGGTGAAGACGAGCTCGAAGTGCGGCTTGCATAGAAAGGGCTTGGCTGTCAGCGCACGAATGCACCTGGTGCTAAACACCTTTGTCGTTACGGTCAGGCGTAACGGAAAGTCGGTCACCTGGCATTGCACCAGGATCAACCGGCCCTGCAACAGGGTCGCGGTATGGATCGAACGGCGGTTTCTTCAGCCAATCGCGGCACTGCATCTCATCCAGGCCGGCATCCCTCCCCTGCTGGTTGTAGCAGATGCAATGCGCACCCATGCAGGCGCCCCCCACAACAATCGGCATGGCCTTGACCTGGCGAAGGTCGGCGTAGGCCGGCGCGCTCTCGGGCTTACCAGGGACGATGGGCACGAAGGCGGCAAGATATTCGCCACCATCGTTCGTGCGAACAGTGGGCGCGGGCAGAGCTGCAGGGGCGACAGAAGGAGATGAGGCACCAGCTGCTGTGGTAGGCCCCGCCGCCGCCACAGGCGTCGTCGGGGTCGAATGAGTTCTCTGATACATGCTGTGATAAACGCGCCAGCCCAGGAAGGCCACCAGGAGCACACAGGCGATCAGCATCATCAAGGCTGGCGGCACGGTGTACCGACGCTTGATATGCAGGCTGGAGGACTTGTAGAGCGAAAAGACGTGCTTGGGTAGCTTGAACTTCCTCTTAATCGGCGCTGTATTGAAATTCTCAGGATTGGCACACTCGGGCCACTCGTAGTACCAGCGACCGAGCAGGCCCACATCACGCAGGTGGATATGCTGACCGACCAGCTTGCGGATATGCGAGTCCAGGAAGGTCGGATTCTGCGTCATGAGGATGAACGTCACGCCCGTATGGCGCACGGTCTCGAAGGCCGCCACATGGTCTGGAATCTTCGACCCAGTGGCACGCACGCGGAAAATACGCTGTGCCTCATCCAGGACAATGAGCGAGTTTTCCGGGAACGTGAAGTAGTCCAGCTCGTTCTGATCCGGGTCTTCCGGATCGATGCGCTTTTCGGTCCAGTCCTTCACCGGAGGTGTCGGAATGTACGGCAGCTTGAGCTCCGGAATCCCGAGCTGGAAGATGGGCCGGCCAGCATCAGCAGCCTTCCGCATCAGATCCACCACCAGGGCAGTCTTGCCACCGCCAGGCGTAGCGGTGACCAGGGTAATCGGTTGTGTGCCTGCGCTCATGCGACCCGTCCCATACGTTTGAGAATCATCATCGAGACCCGGGCGGAGATGCCGCCGGCGATGATGCTCATTGCCGTGAACAGCCCTGCCCTTGCCAGGATCGCAGCGTAGTCAGCCGTGATCTGGCCCATGTACCCCTTCGCCGCGGCTAACGCACTGGTGACAGCCGTATCGACGCCCACGAACGTGATGAGGCCAATGCCCAGGGAAAGGAGCACCTGACGAGCCAGCGGCCCGGCAAGTGCCATCAAAAACGGTGCGAGTGCGCCCATCAGTCAGAACCTCCTTTGAAGCCCATGCCCAGGGCAATGAGCACAGCGACAATCCATGCAACGCCCAGGATGGCCGGCCGGAACATGTCAGCGGCCTTGCAAACGGGTTGGTAGGAGAAAGACAGAGACTGCGCGCCACGCAAGTGCATCGGCACAACGATGTCCGCAGGACAGGCCGCAGTGTCAGCGCCCCACCCCGTATCCGGCGTAATCGTGATGTGACGCTCGTCTTTGCCCAGGTCTGGGCCCTGCGGAACCTCGCCCGTAGTCATGCAGCCAAGACGGTCCTCGTGACCGACACAGGGGTCATCCTGCTTCTGAGGTGCCGCAGCGACACCAGAGGCATCCGTAACCGGGTTTCCCTGGGAATCAACCTCCTGCTTCGCAACCTGCACCTCGGCTGTCCTCCCATCCGGCGCTGGCTGTACCGTGGCCACGTCCTGATACCGCTTGCCCGTCACAGGGTCAGCGTACGGATTCGACAGCGGAACAACCTGAGGCTTCGCGTCAAACTGCGGGTTGATATCGAGGAAGACGCCATCCTTGCCCAAGGCATTCAACAGCGCGTCACTCGACGTCAATGCGGTCGGCGGCACCTTAGCCCAGTCAGCATCCGTAGCAGGCTGAGGCGTAGGATCCTTCCAGCCAGGCGGATAACAAGTGCCCGAAGCCAGCGTATAACCAGCCTCACAACCACTGGGAACGCGAGTCGTGTAGATATACTCAGATTGCGACGGCCCTTGACAACCACCATCCTCCGTTGCCGTACCGAAAGGCGCTACAGTCGACCAACCCCTCAATACACGGTAACGCTCGCAGACCACACTACGGGATGCATCAGCAATGACCACGCTGCCGTACACGTACCTCCAATGCGGCGACGAAGCCAAAAACGGCTGATTGACAGACGGGTCCGTAGACGTAGCTGGCTTAGTACACCACGTCCCATCTGCACATTTCTGAATACCGTACGCAACCAAAAGTGAAGCAGCAATTGAGGCCGCTGCACCAAGCGGTGTAGTGCGAACCGCAGTGAGCGCGACTTGCGCTGCATTAGAAGCAAGGCGCCACGTAGCAGGAACTGTGACAAGCCGACCACCTACGGAAGTAGTCATGCCATTGTTGAACGCGGCGCCAACGAAGGCCGACGCAGCATTCGTGACATAGCCGGTAGTGGAAGCCGCAGATCGGGCCGCAGCGGCCCCGACAGTAAGCGGGACCGCAGAAGCCTCCACACGCCCCCAGAACAGCGCAGCGGCGAGCACCAGGACATAGAGAACGAGCGAGCGGCGAATCATCACGTCACCCTGAAAATGATTACTGCCGGCAGAACCGGCAGTAGGAATCCGGCCCAGAGCCAGAAATCGATAGCAAGCATCACAATCCCCTTCGCACCTGGACAACTGCCCAGGCCAGGGCCATCGCACCAACAACGCCCCAGCCCATCGTCATCCCATCGAAAAACGGACCCTGTGGGTCACAGGTCGGAAAACTGATCGCCGGTACCGACGCATCAGAAAGCATCGCCACCGCCCCGCCCGAGTCCACCTGATATCGCCGCAATACCCAGTTGCCAGAGACCTTCACAAACTCCGAGAGATAAGTTGTAGCTCCCGGAGTCTGTGCAGGCGCCACCGCGCTGAAATACGCATCGGCAGCATCGCTCTGGTTGGCGTAACAGCGACCGCCTACCAGCGCACCGTCCATGCGTCAGACAGCGCGACGCATGTACTTGAAGACGGCGATACCGACGATCACCACCAGGACAGCGCCGGCCACCGTGGCCGAGTCCGTACCGCCCTGGGTAATCGCGGTGGTCACCGCAGCCGGAACATCAGCCATGGCGGCACCGGATGCCACCATCGACATTGCGGCCAGAGTTGCGAGCTTTGCCTTCTTCGAGAACTTGAACATGTTGACCCCCTTAAGGTTAGGGTTGGAAAAACGAGATGGATTGTTCAGGTCCACCCCGCGTTGAAATCGTTTGTTCCAGCGAGCGCTCTGCTAACGCCGGGCAGGCGCGCGTGGCGCGCCTATCCCGTCGTCAGCTCCGCGACCGAGCAGCTTTGTACTGGCGGTACAGGCTGCGCGCATGAATGCGGCGCACGAGCTCGAAAGCGGCCTCGTTGGACCAGATGGAGCGAATGACGAGCCACCACATCACGCAGCCTCCCGCTTCCAGTACCAATCGGGCGCGGCCACCGGCAGCATCTCGATCACCTTTGGAATGACATGCACAGTCGCGGTCTTGCGCTGGTTGCTGATGTCGATACCGCATTCCAGCAGCACCTTGCGATGGCGATAGAACGTGCCATTCGTCATGGTCGAACGGCAGTCGATGCCTTTGAGCCACGCCTCGGCTACCAGGCGGCTCTTGTGCGGAACGCACTCCAAAAGTTCGAGGTCCGGGTTGGCCGTCGCCTGGAAGAGCGGCGCGGTTTTGTCACGGAAAATGCTGACGATGCGGTCCATGGTGATGGCTCCGAGATGCTTGAGATGAAGGTCATTGAGTGCCCGCCGGCGCAGCTTCATTTCGATGCGCACAAGGCCGTAGTCACGGCAGTACTCGTACAGCTGTGGGGACCGCTCTGCCGTGCCGTGGTCCACCATTTCTTTGGCCTTGTTGTAGGCCATGATCGACTGGCGGCTGTTGCCGAACCAGGCCGACTCACCCCCGTAAGCTCCGGACTTCATCCGGCTGAAAGACCGCTCTGCAACCCAGTCGATAAAGGCTTTGGCCTTATCTTCCGAAAAGGTCGCGCGGTTCTCCGTTACGTGAAGCTCAGAGAGCTTCGCCCCCGTCCACTCCGACTTGCCATCCTGGTCCATGCGAAAGCTGCCCTTCGTGAAGGGCGGCAGACCGAAGGTCTTGAGAATCCAGTTCGCCTTCTTGATGGTCTGATCGAAGTCCAGGTTGAACACGTTGTCGGGCCGGTTAAAGCGCCCGACGTTGCCCGACAGCCTGACCCGCTGCCCATCGCACTTGACGATGACAGTGCTGTCGTATGACCCCTTGTGCTTGTAATGCTGGAAGGACCGGAATTCGAAGGCCGCATCTTCGTCGAAGCGATCGAAGAAGCCGCCAGCGACGATCGGAAGACCACCGGCCATGTGGTCTTGCGAAATGTCGATCCAGTCAATGAATACAGAAGGCTGCATGCTCCCCTCATAGCAGTGCGCCATGCTTAGAAAACCCCGGGTATTTGGGGCGATTACCAAAATGGGAATGATCGGCGGGTGTTACTGATTCCCGCCGATCTGAGGTGCTTTGGGCGGGCCGGTGCTCCCCTGGTGAGCAGGACCGGCGAGCTGGAGCAGGAAGGCGGCGCGCATCACGCTGCTGCCTTCACGTTGGCGGCGACGGGCACCAGGCGGGGGGAAACGGTGAGCTTGCCGTACTTGTCGGCCCAGAAGCTGGCCGGCGAGAGGGTGTAGACACCCGCAGCATAGGGCTGCTGGCCTTCATCAATGCGCACTTCGATGCGGGTCGGGTGGCGGTTCGGCTGGCCGGCCTGGTCACACAGGAACGCCCAGCCCTGCTGTGCGCGAATCTTCCACTCGCGGCCGTTGCTGATGCCCCCACGTTGCTTGACTTCTGTGCTCTCGATTTCGATGCGGATCATGATTTTTTAACCCCTCGTCGGTTTCCCGGTATATTTCGGCTTGCGAACCCGGTTGGAGTTACTCCGAACAGGCTCACGCGCACGTTACTCCGAACAGAGTCAGCGAGTGATTGGAGATACATATGAGCTACCAAGAACTGATAGCTAAAGCATTACACGGCCGCAGTGTTCGAGTCGTGGCACAGGAAATGGGCGTACCGCAACAGACGTTCAATCGCTACGCACGCGGTGACCGGTTGCCGGATTACGCGACTGCCTTTTTGCTCGCCAAGGAAGCTGGGATGGACCCGCGCGAGGTGTTCTTGACCCTGGCGGAAGAGGAAGCAAAACGGAAGGGATTGGAAATTTTTTCCAAGGGTTTTAATGCGCTGCTGTCACTCGTCAAGCCGCGCCGGACTTGGGTTCCGGCGTGGTGACAGCAGCCTAAAGCTTGATTGAACCTTCGATAGATTATTGAAGAATCGCGTGTCAGGGCCAAATGGACCGATGCCAGCGATTCACGGAGGTCCCGTCTTGGGAGCGCAGCGTATCCGGGCCGCCGGCGCAAAGCCAGTGAGCAGCGCCCGAAATCCATACACCGGCGGCGACGCAGAAGCCGGATGAACGCGCATGTTGCAGTGCGTAACGCGCAAATCGGACACCTGTTTGAATATTGGCGTGACGTATCGCCGCGGTTACATTGGCCGGGCGTTGTCACGCGGGGGAAGCATTTGCATTGAAAGACTGACGGCGGTCGAGGACGCGTGCCGACGCACTCCCACACTCACGATAAAGAAGACAGAGGAGACATCATGCATCGCGTATTCCAGAGCACTGCCCTGGCGTTGGCTGCCGGCTTCCTGCTGTACGGCTGTGGTGGCGGCGACGACAACGGGTCGGCCAGCACCGCATCCACGCCCACTCCCACGGCGCCGACGGTCCAGCCCGAAGACGTGCGCCCGCAAGACAGCCGCACCTTTACCGTCGATACCAACGCGCTGGCGGCCAAACTGGCGCCGCTGGCCGGTGCGCCCGCGTCCGACCGCTGGTCCGGCCAGCTCGGCAATGCAGGTTATGTCGTGGAAGTGCCCGCCGCCTGGAACGGCAAGCTCGTAATGTATGCCCACGGCTACGCCGGGATGGGTTCCGCGCTCTCCGTCACCATCCCGGGCATCCGCAGGCATCTGCTGGAGGCCGGCTACGCGTGGGCCGCGTCCACCTATTCGACCAACTATTACGATGTCCGCGCCGGCCTGGAGGACACCAACGCGCTGGCGCTGGCGTTCACCGATATTGCGAAGAAGAATGGCCGTACGCTGGCCGCGCCCAGCCGCACGTACATCGTTGGCCATTCGATGGGCGGGCATATTGCGGCCGCGGCCGTGGATGCCGAGAACATCCAGACCGCCGTGCACAAGGTGACGTACAACGGCTCGGTGCCGATGTGCGCCGTGCTGGGCGACACCGAACTGTTCAATTACTTCGGTGGCTATCAGACCGCCGCGCAGCAGTTGGCCGGCATGCCCGCCACATCGTGGCCGGTCACGAACTGGGCGCAGGTCGTGACGCCGCTGATGTCGGCGTTGTTCACCACCTATCCCTCGGCGACCACCGCCACCGGCGACAAGCTCAAGGCCGTGGTCAAGAACCTGACCGGCGGCGAGCGCCCGCTGTTCGAACTCGGCTTCGGGAAAAGCCCCGCATCGAAGGCTTACCAGGACGCGGTGTGGAGCACATTCGGCTCTGACGGCACCGTCAACGGCATCCTGACGCAAAACGTCGTGGACACCACCGCCCTGCTCTATCAGTTCGACAACGACCCGGCCCAGTCCGCCGAGGAACAGGCGTTCAATGCGGCCATCTTCCGCGTGCGCCCGGTCGCCGATGCCAACCGGCTGCGGCGCGACGGCCTGCGCTGGATTCCGCAGAACGCCGCGAAAATCAGCGTGCCGGTGCTGACACTGCATACGCTGGGCGACATGTACGTGCCGTTCAGCATGGAGCAGATCTACAAGCGCCGCGCCGACGCCAACGGCACGGCGTCCTGGCTGGTGCAGCGCGCAATCCGTGGCATCGCGCACTGCGATTTCACGGTGGCGGAGCAGACCAGGGCGTTCGACGACATGGTGGCGTGGGAGCAGACCCGCACGCGCCCCGCCGGCGACGATGTGCTGACGGCGTCCGTGGTGGCCGATGCCAGGTATGGCTGCACGTTTACCGACAATACGGTGGGTGCCGACGACGACCCCGTGACGAAGAACCTGCGACTGGTGATCGCAGCGACCCCCGGCACCAGTTGCCAGTAGCCAGGCGGGCCGCCGCGCGGCGGCCTCCGTTACCCGCATGCAAATGGCGCCGTCGGTCCCGACGGCGCCCGGCGGCGTCCGCCCGGTCTCCCGGTCTCACGCCCCCCCGGCCCTGGACGATCCCTGCCCCTGCCGACTCCCCCGTGCCAAAGGGCGCCGCCCGCGCCGCGCGCTAGGACGTTGGTCCAATGGCAGCGCCGCATGGATGGGTCTACCGTGTCCTAACCCATTGCTGGCACACGGGGAGGAACCAGCATGTCGGCTATCAATCCGTCACAGAGCGACAGCGTCGAGGATCGGGCTCCGGCCCTCGACGTGGTCGATCGCGTGTCCGAAATGTGTTTCGGGCTGTACATGGCGCTGACGTTCGTGGGCGCGGTATCTTCCGCCACAGCCGGGCCCGATGCCGCCCAGACCATGCTGCGCGCGGCCCTCGGCTGCAATCTTGCCTGGGGGCTCGTCGACGCGATCATGTATCTGGTGCGGACGCTGGCCGGCCGCGGCATGCTGCAGAAGCTTGCCCTGACGGCCAAGCATGGCGACGCGCCCTCGGGCATCGCGGCGATCCGCGACGCGCTGCCGCCCGCCATGAATCCGCACATTGCCAACGAGGATCTCGAACCGGTACGTCTGCGGCTTGTCTCCGGCGCCACCGTGCCAGACCGCCCGACGCTGCATGGCGGCGACTTTCTTGCCGCGATCCGCATCTTCTTCATCGTCGTGCTGACGACGTTCCCGGTCGCCCTGCCCTTCGTGCTGCTGCACGACCTGTCCACGGCGCTGGTCGTCTCCAGGGTACTGACGCTGATCATGCTGTTCGTGGGCGGCGCGGCGCTGGGCCACTACGGCGGGATCAACCCCTGGCGGGCCGGATTCTGGATGATGGCGCTCGGCGTGGTCGTCACCATGGCCGTCATCGCGCTGGGGGGATAAGATGCGCGCGCCCCTGGTGGCAGTTGCGCTCTGGCTGGCGGCAATCGGCGCGCAGGCCCAGGAGGTTGCCGTCACCCCGCCGGCGCCCGCTGCGGATACCCCGCCGCCCGCCTGGAGTTTCCTGGCGACCGGCTTCTGGAACATGCCGCGACACGAAGACAGCTACGCTTCGGGCATTTTCGGGGCCGATCATGGCCAGCTGCATCTCGAAGCGCGCGTCAACTACGAGGCGAGGCATGCCCAGTCGGGTTTCGTCGGCTGGTCGTTCTCGGGCGGCGAAACGTTCCAGTACAAGGTCACGCCCATCGTGGGCGTCGTGGTAGGCAGCGCGCACGGGCCCATTGCCGGCGTGGAGGCCAGCCTTGCGGTCAGCAAGTTCGATTACTACATCGAAGCCGAATATCTGCCCGGCACGGGCTCCACCACGCCCTACACCTATGCGTGGAGCGAACTGGGATTCCGCCCGGTTCAGTGGCTGCGCGTGGGTCTGGTAGCCCAGCGCACGCGGATCTACGGCGGCGATCGCGAGTTCCAGCGCGGCGGTCTGGTACAGCTCACGTTCGGCAAGGTCACCGGCAGCGTCTACTGGTTCAATCCGGCGTCCCACGATCAGGTGGTCATCGCCGCCATGACGCTCGCGTTCTAG